AGGAGGACGTTCTTGTTTTGAAGGTCCGTCAGCATGTAGTCGAGGCCGCGCCGCGCGCTGATCAGTTCGTCAGCAAGGACGGGCCCGCCGCCAACCATCGCGGCAGCATCCTGCAAAAGATCATCGAACGTAGGGTCGAAGTTGGATGTGCCGCTGGTTGCCACGGTCGTTACTTTCCGTTACACCACCCCGTAGATGGTGACAAGCGGGCCGCCCCCAGCATAGGAGGTACGGACGAACGGGACGTCGAGTTCAAAGGGCACGACGGCCTGCGTCACGGCAGCGGTCACCTCGGCAAAGGCGATCCACGGGCCAGCAGTGGTAGGCGCGGCTTCGAAGAAGACGGACGGGCCGGCAGCGGCGCTCTTCTGGACGAAGAAGGTACGGGTCGGCGTGCCGTCGAAACGGTAATCGAGGTCGATAGCGGGGCTCGTCGTCGTCGCCGAAGAGGAGACTTGGAAAGGGACGAGGCGAATAGACTTGACGGCGGGCATGGTGCGCTCCTATGGCAAGGAAGGCAGGACCCGCCGAAGCAGACCCTGCCGTACCTTGTTAGCCAATCACGACGTGGACGATAACGGAGCCAGCCGTGACCGCCGACGTGTCGATGGACACGATAGCCTGCACCGTAGTATCAGCCGTCAGCGCAATGGCATTGGCCGAAACTTGGGCGCCCGTACCAGCGTAGGCGCGGCGACCGGCCGTGTTAGCAGTGGTCGCAGCATACAGGATGCCCGTCGACGTCGGAATACCCACGCGGATATTCGTCGTGTCGTTATCGAAGGGCGTCGTGATGTCCAGCACGCACTCGTAGAACGTGGAGCCAGCCGGAGCAACGAACAGCGGAATGGTAGTCGCCGCCGCCGCAGTGCCGGTCTTTGCCGTGTTCACAACCACCGAGTAGCGGCCGGGCACCCGCGCTTCCACCAGATTGACGGGCTCGGCGCCCAGCGGCTCATGGTTGCGGATGTTGAGTGGATAGCTAAAGGAAGTCATCTGATTCTCCTCAAGGATGGAGGAAAGGGGGCCGAAGCCCCCAATCCATTAGGTGGAACCAGACGAACCGTACCACTGACGCCAGTCGGACCAGCCGAAGCTGTAACGCTCACGGGCCTTGTAGCGCATGTTGCCCGTCAGGAAGTCCACATCGTCCTTCGTGGCGAGCGGGGCACGCACAAACATCTTGGTGCCGTTCGGCACATCCGTGCGGATGAACCAAGCGTTCGGGTCCGTAAACCGATGGTTAACAGTGTAACCACGGGAGAACAGGCCCATGTCCTTCAGAGCGTTCGTGTCGTTGTCCGCAGTGCCGACCCGGAGATCCGAGAACAGAATGCGGTGCGCAACGAACTGGTTCTGCGGCGCGATGTGGAGGCTAACGGCGCGAGCGCCGATCAGCAGGCCACGGTCGTCCTTGGTCAGGCCGATGTTAATCAGCGCAGCCTCAAGAGCCGTCTCGGACAGGTCGGTGCTGACCCGGTTGGACTGGTTGCCCGCCGCGAGCGTCGGGTGGTCAGTCGCAAACAGGGGCTTGCCGTCGCCACCAGCGTAGAGCGAGCTAGTGGAGAAGCCGTTGTTGAAGACGTTGGCGGCCTTGACCTGCTTGGCATTCGCCATCGCGCGGCCCATGGCATTCGCCTTCATCTTGCCGGTCGTACCATAGAGGTTGTCCTCGATGGCCTCTTCCGTGATGGCGAACGCCATCGCAACGGTCTCGTGGGTGTAGCGGCTCGTCCAAGCTTCCGACGCGGTGTCGAAGAACACCTGATCGCCTTCCGACTTGACCGGGGCCGTACCGAAGCCCGTCATCAGCACTTCTTCTTCGAACGAGCGATCCGACTTCTCAACGTCGAAAAGCGGGGTATGCTCGTTGTCGATGCTCTTGTAAGCAACGCCGAAGATAGCATTGAGGCCGGGGATAAGCTGCTTCGCAAATTGCGCGCGAGTCAGAATAGTCATTTCTTATATCCCCCTATTAAGCCGCAGACACAGCCTGGAGGATCGGGCCATTCAGCTTGACAACCAGCACCGGGAACGGATCGCCCCAGTTGTTGTCGGGAATGTTGGCCAGACCCACAAGCTTCACCGCCGTGTTGATGGCAGAGGTGCGGGTGGACGCGTCCAGAGTGTACTGCGACGTGCCGTACACCGAGTTGACATCGCCGCCAGACGCCGTCACATCGAAGTTCAGGCCTAGGTCGCCCGCCGTAACGGAGGCATCAGCCTGGATCAGGAACAGCGCGAACGGGTTGTCCACGATGTAGGCCGTCGGACGGTCGGAACCGTCGTACAGGCCAGCCGAGGACGTGTCGGCCGGGATCGAGTTCTTAAGCTGGGGCTGCTTGGTCGTGGGGTCGATCCACGCGAAGCCAGCCGCCACACCGAGCAGCGGACCGCTACCCGTGCCAGCCGAAGTAATAACGCCACCCGACAGCTTGACCGGAGAGCCCTTACCGAGGTCAGGGCACGCGGAGCCGTTGGGAAGCGGATAAGCGCGGACCTCGTTGCCATGCGTGCCGAGGGCAGCAATGGCGCGGAGACCGAACGGTGCGAAAGACTGCGGCACCTTATCCTCCTATGTTTGTTATCCGAATGAGGGACGTCGCCCCCGGGAAAAGCGTTTGGTACTTTCGTTGGCAAACCGCTGCTGCCGGCCTGTACTGTCGTCGTAGCTCACCGTCTTCATATCGAAAGCCTGCTCCGCTTGGATGGACCGGTCTTCGGCCCACTTCTGGATGGCTTCCGCCTTACGTCGAGGCAGCTTCGCAAGAACAAGGTCGCCGTTGATGGCAGCGCCCGCCAGTGCGGAAATCTTACTTTCGAGCCCGGGGAAAACGTAACCGGCCGGAACTTCTTCCAGCAGGACGAATGCCCACCCTTCTCGCATGCGCTGCGAAATGTTATTGAAGTCGTCCTGATCCCCATTCCTAAACCGAACCCAGCGATAAGCGTACTGGTCGTCGTCAGGCATGGGAGGGATTTCTAGCGCATTAGGTGGATTATACTCTGATTCCAAGGAATTTTCAAGAGGCTCGTCGACAGCGTTGCTGGCGAGGTTGCGCTTGGCAGGCATTACAGAATCTCCGTATACTGGCTGGTGGTCTGGGCAGCACGCTCGGCACGGGCCTTTTCACGTGCGTAGTCTTCCACGCTGATGCCGAGGTGGTTGGCCATGTCGCGGTCGGCCTGAGTAATGGTGACCCGGATCTTGCCCGGGGTAGCGGTGGGAGCCGACCGGTTCTGGATAGTCGGGTTAGTGGCGGGTTGGCGGGCCGGCTTGCCGCCCAGCTTGGCCGGGAACTCGGTCTTGAGGCGCTTGTCCAGTTCCTCGAAGTAGTCCGGGTCGTCAGGCTGGTAGCCGTCCGCAACCATCTGCTGGTCGATGATCCGGGCGCCGGCAGTCAGGATGGGGTCCTTGTTGAACCACGTCTTGTTGCGCTCGTACCACTCGACAGCCCCGGGGGAAGGCGCCTTGCGGGCCGGCTGACTAGGCTGTGTCGGCGCGGTCTGCTGCGGGGTGTCCGACCCAGATTGCTGAGTCGGCTTCGTAGGGATGGCGCGCCGGTCCCGTTCGATCTGCTGCTTCTCGGCAGCGAGGGTCGCCATCTTCTGCTGGACCTCGAAGATTTTCTCGCGGTCACCGGCATCGAAAGCTGCGTCGAAGTCGCGGCGCAGGGCTTGGATGGAAGCGTCGATGCTCTTGGCGTACAGGTCGAAGCCGATAGCGGCGCCGTCGTTGGCGTCCTGTTCGAACTTCTTGGCCCGCGTCTGGGCTTCGGCAAGTTGGGCTTGCGCGTCTGCCAATTGTCGGGCATAAGCGTCTCGTTGGGCTTTGAGCCGCTGGCTCCGGGTCAGCTTCTTAGAGCGTTCACCAGAGGGGGCTTCTGGCGTGACATCGTCGTCTTCGTCTTCTGGTTCAGGCTCGGGAGTCTTGGCCTTGACGGACGGTGCCGGCTCTTCTACGATTTCGGTCTCAGGCGTTTCGAGGCCCTCGTGAACGATCTCGATGTCAGAAGCGGTATCGGCGCCGGAAGCCTTGCCCGGGTTGTCTAGGTCAAGTTCCTTGTAACCACCTTCACTCATGGGAGTTTATTCCTTGAAATTGGCGTCGAGGTACTCGGGCTTTTCGACCACGAGTTCGATGGAGGACGCCTTGACCAGAAGGAGCTTCACGCCCTTCCACCAGATTTTCTGGCCGGCGAACTTGGCGTAGACGATGTAGTCGCCGGGCTTGACCCACGGGCCATTCCGGTAGATGTCTTCGTCGATGAATGCCAGTTCGCCAAGGGCGAGAACGCGGCCTACCGTGTTGAGGTATTCCCGGTCTTCTCGGAACGTGTCAGGAAGCAGGATTCCGCCAGCAGATTTGCGCCGAATTGGCACGGGCCGGACAAGAATCCCCACGCCGGGAATCCTGGGCAGCGGGCTCGGATCAGGAATTTCGTCCTGGGAGACCCACTGGTCGTTGGTGATCGCCCCATCCATGGGCGCGCGAGCGGTAATCATCAGTCCCTTTCTTCTATAGGAGTTTGTTCGAAGAGGTCTTTGAGGATAGTCACGGCAAGACCCAAGCCGTGTATGGTGCCGCAAGCCCTCGCATATTCGTCGTAGGACTTGGCGGCACCCCGGGCTAAGGCATCCTTCTCCCGGTCGACACGCTTCTGAACTTCTGCTACGTACTCAGAGAGTAGTCTCATACAGTACCTTGATTAGCCCTTTGAGCGAGGGTCGCAGCTTGAAGATCCGCTAGTTTGGCCGAACTATCAAGTATTTTCCCAGAAGCTGCGATCTGGTTCTTCTTGTTCTTGTCCTCCGAGTCGAGCAGCATGGAGGCTTCCTTCAGGTCCAGTTCGCGGTTCTTGAGGGCGATCTTGGCTGCCTCGCGAACATCCTGCGACTGGATACGGGCCGCCGAAAGCTGAAGCTCCTGCTGGTTGAGGGCGACCATCTGCTGTTCGACGGAGGGGCCTGCGCCGCCCATACCAGAGGCCGCCGACATCATCAGCATCTGAGTGGCAATCTGAGCCTGCACGTTCGGGTCCTCGATGGGCATGCCCATCTGCTGGGCCAGAAGCGCCGCCTGCGCCACAAAGATCAGGACCTTGTGTTCGGCGATGTTGGCGTTCAGAAGCTGGAGGCCAACGGCGACCGTCGGATCGTTGGTGCCCTGCATCTGAGGCGACTTGATGAAGGCTTCCTTCACCGCAATGTGAGCCGCGTGGTTCTGGCCCAGTTGCGCCTTGATGGGCTTGCCGCTCATGGCAGCTTGGATTTCGGTCAGCGGATCGGCACTGATGGCATTGGCAGCCGGGTCGACCAACAGCTTGTCGATGTTCTCAGTGCCCATCGCATAGTAGAAGCGGCGCAGTGCCTCGCGCATGTCGTGGAGTTGCGGGAAGCGGGCGGCCATTTCCAGTTCGACCTGTGCGCGGGCGACGCGCTGCGACTCCGTCATGGCGTTGGGGTCGGAGGCCGGCAGCACATCGACGATGGCCGGATCGAAGTCCGTGCGCCGAACGAACTGGTTTTCGGAGTTGACGACGAAGTTGACAACGTCCGGCAGGTTCTCGAAGTTCAGTTCCCCGATCAGCTTGAGGAACTCGCCCTGCGACTGGTGGAGGCGCTTGTGGATCGAGGAGTAGAAGCGCTGCGAGGTTTCGAGGAGGGCCAGCGTCGTAGCGACAGGACCGTAGTTGGAGGCGCCGGCCACCACCTCATCGGCAGCATCGGCAAACTTCTGACCGCTGTCCACCATGAACTTGAGCAGCGTGAACAGAGTCTGCGAAGGTTCCTTGGCCGGCAGCGGCACGAACGCCTTCGACAGTTCCTCGGGCGACAAGTTCACGTCGCGCCATTCGCCGAAGCCCAGCGGGGTGTCAGAGTCGGAGAACTTGGCGTCCTGCGACTTGAAGCCTGCCTGCCAGTTAGCGAACTGGCCTGCATCGACCAGCGAGCGCAGGGCCACGGTAGCGGAAGCGGCGAGGTCGCCGATCAGGTGGACGTAACCAAGGGACCAGAAGCCGAAGGCCGGGATGCAGTGGTCGACCGTGTACCAGATGCGCTTCTGAAGGGCGGCATCGCCTTCACGCCAGTTGCGCTTGATGGAGTAGACGTTGCCCGTCTTGGTGTTGAAGTGGACGATGTAGGGAGCGGAGCCGCCCCCGGGCAGGAAGGGATCAGCACCTTCAAGGTCAAGGTAGCAGTGAGCCTCGCCGACCGTGAAGCCCTTGCGCTCAAGGGACAGGTCGAAGCCTTGGGCACGGGCGATGGCCTCGGTGATCTCGTTGGGCTCAAGGGTTTCTTCGGAGTCGTTCTCGTCTGGCTTGATGAAGATCCCGCTGTCCACAAGGTTCTTCATCTTGCGGGGCGAGAGTTCCATCACCTCGATG